ACGTTGATCCTTGGCGGGGCCATAGTCGCAATGGGTTTCACAATTATTTTAAGGGTGTACGGATGATAATGGCGTTTTTGCTAGTAGTTCTTGTAGAAGGTGAGCCGATTGCCGATCAGTTCTATTTTCGCAACATTCAGCGATGTAATCAGTTTGCCTTATGGGTAGAAACCGGCAAGGTAGATTTGGTAAAAGACCGTAGAGTACAACGGCAGACTAATATCAGCGCCTATTGCATACCGAAAAGAATAAATCAAAATACAAAGACATACGATTGATGGCAGCAAAAAGACTAGAAGATGGTAGTGAGTACGCCGAATACGATGCGGATGGCGATGGCGTAGTCACTGACGAAGAGCTACAGACGAGTAAAGAGTTGCAAGAGCTACGCTTGCGGCATGAACGAGCAGACGCACAACGTGCTATGAGTTGGTTTGCGCTATGGGGCATGTTGCTATACCCAAGCCTTGTGGTTGTCAGTGAGTTCTTTGGGATGAATCAAGCGGCCTCGATTCTGGGTGATATGGCGGCGGTCTACTTTGTCAGCGTTGCAGGCATCTTGGCTGCGTTTTTTGGCGCACAAGCATGGTCAAATAGGAAATAAATTATGAGTTTAGTCGGACAACTGATCGGGCCAGTTACAGGGCTGCTAGATAAGTTCATTGAAGACAAAGATCAGAAGAATGCTTTGGCCCATGAGATTGCCACCATGTCAGAGCGTCACGCTCAAGAGGCTCTCAAAGGCCAGCTTGAAATCAATAAGATGGAAGCTGCACACAAGAGTTTGTTTGTAGCCGGGTGGCGACCTGCCATCGGTTGGATCTGTGCGCTGGGCCTGCTCTATAACACCATCATTGCCAACATAATTAGCATCTGGGTAGATGTGCCAGAAGTAGATACAACGCTTCTTGTGCCCGTTATGATGGGGATGTTGGGTCTCGGCGCTATGAGAAGCTACGAGAAGGTCAACTCCGTAGCACGGGAGAAGTAATGAGTAGCTTGGTTGAAATGATTAAGCGCCATGAGGGCGTCAAATCCAAAGTTTATATGTGCAGTGCTGGGTATGAAACCATAGGCGTAGGCAGAAATATCTCAGAGTCTGGCCTTGGGCTATCTGACGAAGAAATCGAATACTTGCTAGCGAATGATATAGCGCGAGTAAAAAGCGAGCTTGCCGACACATACTTTTGGTTCAATGGCATCAACGAAGCGCGTCAAGATGCAATGATCGATATGTGCTTCAACCTTGGTCTGACCAGGTTGCGAGGGTTCGTAAAAGCCCTTGAGGCCATGTCGCGCGAGCAGTTTGATGTTGCGGCGGACGAATTCATGGATAGCCGATGGGCACAACAAGTAGGCACTCGCGCCATTAGAGTCACCGAAATGATCCGCGATGGTGAGTATCAGTAATGCCCTTGCAGAAGTACATATTTAACCCTGGCATCAATAAAGAGGGCACCGACTACACCGCTGAAGGTGGATGGTTTGACGGTAATCTGGTGCGGTTCCGCAAAGGCTTGCCTGAAAAGATAGGCGGTTGGGTTAAATTCATTACCGCTTCTTTCAATGGCACAGGCAGAAAGCTGTTTGGATGGACTTCTTTATCCGGCACCAAACTTTTAGGCTTGGGCACTCGCACTAAGCTCTACATACAATCAGGCGCAAACTACAACGACATCACACCTATACGCTCTACTACGTCTGCAGGCGATGTGACGTTTGGTGCAACTGATGGGTCAAGCTCAATCAACGTGACTGACACTGCTCATGGCGCAGCCAAGGGCGACTTTGTGACTTTCTCTGGCGCTGCTTCACTTGGCGGGAATGTCGTTGCTGCCGTGTTAAATCAAGAGTATGAGATCGATTCGATTACCAGCACTAGCGTGTATGTCATTACAGCCAAAGACACCTCTGGCGCAACGGTAACGGCTAACAGCAGCGACAGTGGCAATGGCGGTAGCTCAACAGTAGGCGCATATCAAATCAATGTCGGCCTTGATGTATTTGTTGCTGGCACGGGTTGGGGCGCTGATGCATGGGGTGCAGGCACCTGGGGCTCATCAAGCGCGCTGAGTTCTTTGAATCAGCTACGCCTTTGGTCTTTAGATAGTTTTGGCGAAGACCTGATAGCAAATGTGCGGGCAGGTCGAATTTATTATTGGGACACAAGCGCAAAGACGTTGGGAACGGATAGAGCCGTAGATATCGCAGACTTAACAGGCGCGAACTTTACGCCCACGATTGCGCTACAAGTGCTTGTTTCTGACGTAGACCGACACGTTATTGCCCTTGGTGCAGACCCAATAAATGATTCTGCAACTGCAAGGACAGGAACATCTGATCCACTATTAATTGCATTCTCTGACCAAGAGAACCCAGCAGAATGGTTTCCTACGTCTACAAACACAGCAGGCTCTCTTCGTTGTTCTGCAGGATCACAGATTGTTGGCGGCTTGCGAGCTAGACAAGAGACCTTGATTTGGACTGATGTTGCGCTTTACAGCTTGCAGTTCATCGGCGCACCTCTCACTTTTGGCCTGAATCTAATCAACGAGGGCGTCAGCCTTATAGGCCCAAATGCTCCGATCAACACGCCTGCTGGTGTGTTTTGGATGGACAAGAAAGGGTTCTACTCGTACCAAGGCGCCGTTCAGTCTGTGCCATGCAGTGTCAGATCTTATGTATTTGATGACTTTAATGAAGGCCAAGCGTTTCAGGTGTTTGCTTTCGTGAACAAGCAGTTTGATGAGGTAGGTTGGTTCTACTGCTCTGGCACAAACACGGTGATTGATCGATATGTGACCTACAACTACGTTGAGCAAACTTGGGCTATAGGCAATTTATCTAGAACAGCGTGGCTTGATGAGGGTCTTGAAAGCTTCCCTCGTGCAGCAGGAAGCGATGGCACTAGCAACTATGTTTACTCGCACGAGACTGGGTTTGATAACGACGGCTCTCCCATGGACAACGTCTTTATTGAAAGCGCGGACTTTGACCTAGGTGATGGCGAAGAGTTTCAATTTATTCGCAGGTGCATACCAGACGTTAAGTTCACAGGTGACGGCGGTTCTGACCAGACGATGAACTTTGTCATCAAAGCGCGCAACTTCCCCGGCGACTCATTAGCCACTGACCAAACTACGGCATTTACCGGCAGCACCACCAAGATTGATGCACGAGCTCGTGGTAGGCAGGCGGTTGTGCGCTTTGAGTCTGATGATGATGGGACAACAGATGTGAGGCTTGGCCTTGGTTTCAGGATTGGCGGCACTCGACTAGACGTGCAGCCAAACGGTAGGCGATGAGCAAAGTATTACAGGGTCGATTGCCTTTTATCCAAGGCAACCAAATGGTCGATGGCGGCACGTTCAATCGAACTGTGCGCTTATTAGAATTGAGTTTGGACTCTCTTGATCCAGACGCAACGCCTTTGTTTACCAGAACGCAGCGGGATGAGCTAAAGTTCAACAGAGGCGATATTATTTGGAACACATCAATCAATGTGTTGCAGGTGTACGATGGCGACAACTGGATAAGTTTATCTCAAGAGTTGCCGTACACCACTGATCCGCTTGAAGCGACAGCACTTGTGGGCTCGGTTCAAGTGATAACTAACGGCAATATAGTAGTGAGTGTAGGTTTATGACAAAACTATGCCCAAGGGGTAAAGCAGCAGCCAAGCGTAAGTTTGATGTTTATCCATCAGCTTACGCAAATGCCTATGCCAGCAAGATCTGTGCGGGCAAGATCAAAGACCCGTCTGGTAAAAAGCGTAAAGACTTCAAAGGGCCAAAGCCTAAGAGTAGCGGCACATCTGCAGCTGCCAAGAGAGTCCGCACATCTCCTGCATCTGCAAGAGGTAGGCGAGTGGTGCGCAAGAATGCCGGTGGCTTTGTTGCCAAGAGAGCTAGGATGGCAGGCGTGACATGAGCCTACAAGATTGGTTTGGCAAAGGCCCGAAGGGCGACTGGGTAGATATTGGAGCACCGAAAAAAGACGGTAAGTTCCAAGCCTGCGGGCGTGCCAAGACCAAAGGATCAAAGCGTAAGTACCCAAAGTGCGTGCCTAGGTCAAAAGCGAAAGCCATGACTGAGGGTGAGCGCCGTAGTGCAGTAAAGCGAAAGCGAGCCAAGCCTCAAGGCGTGGGCGGTAAGCCTACCAATGTGAAGACATTTACTTCGCCTGCTTCTGCAAGAGGACGTAGAGTGGTAAAGAAAGCCAACGGCGGTGAAGTGCGGCGTAACAATAGAGGTTGTGGCGCGATTATGTCTGACCGTCGCAAGAAGACTAAGTACTCCTGATGTTTAGACGTTACGCTGAAGAGTTTTCAAACGGTGGCGCAGTGCGTAAACGCAAGCGCGACAATATGCCAAAGCGTAATAAGAAGAATTTTCGCCCTACAAAAGAAGGCGCGGGGATGACAGAAGCGGGTGTAAAAGCGTATCGTAAGGCCAATCCTGGTAGTAAACTCCAGACGGCGGTAACGGAGGACAAGCCCACAGGTAAACGTGCGAAGCGCAGGAAGTCTTTCTGCGCTCGATCTGCTGGGCAAATGAAGAAGTTTCCTAAAGCAGCGAAAGATCCTAACTCAAGGCTACGGCAAGCTAGACGTAGGTGGAAGTGTTAGTTAACTAGACATGGCGGATGCATAAATGCCAACAACAGCAGAAGGCAAAAGACTACAGGCATTAGAGACGGGAGCGACTCAAGCCACCGCTAATGTCTACAGCCAACCAGCGTTTTTTCAAAGACCTGCTGGATTATCATCTATTGTTCCTGGTCTTGCTCAAAGCACCACTTTTTTACCTCCTGGTGTAGTTAATCCATCTGCAGGTTCTTTTGGCTATCAACGCATGCCTGGCGCCCAATATGGAAATTACGCTATGGCTGCGCCAAACATTGGTGGGCCGCTTACAGCACCGCAAGTGCCTGCTGGATTTGTACCTGCAGGAACTCAGCCAGAAACCATTCGAGTTTATCCTGACGGCACACCCGTTGGAGATGAAGAAGAAGAGGATGATTCTCCTGTCTCAGCTTCAGATAAAGCATTAGAAAGAATAAATGAAATGCGCATAGCTCAAGGCCAAGAACCTTTTGAATCTATGGCCGAATT